GAGAGGGGGCTGAGGGAGGCGTTTGCGCTGTACGGCTGGCATTCTTCTGGTTGTGCTTGCAACATGGGCGAAGGACTAGGTAAAAAATGCTCTTGTGGTTTTGAAGCCGCCCTCGCGGCAGAGACGAAAGGGGAGGAGTAGAGATGAGACAGCCAGATATTTGGGATGTGAACACTATCTGCCTATTTGCAGGGAGCAACCGCAAGAAGATCACAACTACACTCGGCACAGAGTTATGGGTGCCGAGTAGACCAGAGCCGCACAACGCATTTTCGCCTCTGTGGCGTTTCAAACTCGCATGGCTGGTACTCACCGGGAAAGCCGACTGCTTAACATGGGAAGCAAGAGCGGCAGGAGGTGGGGAGTGAAGGTCTATTTCTACACAAAACACGGTAAATGGTTCTACTTCTCGATAGGTAAATGGTGTCCGTTTCGCTACATGCAACACGGAGGATGGGTTTGTCTTGAGTGGCCGTGGATCAAGCAATATGCACTCAAGGTAAGAGGTGGGGGATGATCAAGGATTGGCAGGTTATCGACTATGCTGGTACTGACGCTAAGGCGTTGGCGGCGCTATTTCTCGACGGATGGGAGACCGCTCCAGGTACACATGAAAGTCTAACCGATCATGATGATCTGAGCTATGTGGTGTTGGTTAAAAGAGGAGATAGCGAGAATGAGTAATTGCCTATATGGATGTGTACCAGGAGCACCGAACGACCATTGCGGTCAACACGGTTTAGCCGCGCAACTCATAACCCTCAAGGCCGACCTCGCCGCGGCGCTGGAGAGGGTGGGGGAGTCCGTCAAGCTGATTGACGAGATAGACAGGGAGTACAACCAGAAAACCAACGCCTTGATAGAACGCCACGCTGCACAACTCGACCAGCTCAAGAGGGAGAGGGACGAGGCGCAGGAAGGATGGGCAGCGGCTGAGGATCGGGCTAGCATCGAAGCAGGATGCTGCCACGAGGAGCGAACCAAGGCCAAGAAAGCCTACCGCCAAGGCTTCGAGGATTGCAGGGAGGCGATACACGACCATTTGGTTGACGTCGGCGTGCTGGTGGACATATGCCCCGCCTACGCTGAAATCCGCGCACTGACGGTGCCGGAGAGGGGGCAAGGGTGAAGACACCAAAAGAGAAATACATGAACGACCCCGAGTATCACAATCTAGTGTGTACGCTTGAATCACTCATAGAGCAAGCTAGATTTACACCATCCGAATTGCGTGAGGCTTGTATCCTCGCCTGCATAAATTATGAAATGCGCCACATTCGGGAATACCTAATTGACCCGCATGTGCTCAACGCCCTTGATACATTAGATAGGTTCACCTCACAGCGTACTCAGAGAGGCCCAATAGCATGAACGAGCCAAAACACCCATGCGGCAAATGCACCTGGGCGGGGAAATCACGGTTGGGCTTCGGCTGTGTTCTGAAACAAATGGTGGTCACTGAGAAATGTGGTGGGTACACGGAGGGATAGCATGGACGAGTTCGCATATGAAAAATGGTGGGTGACGGTCAGTGAAGAGGACAGGAAGCTTCCGCCTGAGTGCTTAGCATGTTGGCAGAGGGTCTTTCTCAGAGGGTGGTTGCAGAAAGGTTCGGAGTGAGTCATGCAACCATAGGGTATGTGGCAAGGGACCAATCATGGAAATCGGTAGATTGCCAGCGCGATCCTGCCGGCAGATTGCGGCCAGGATATACACGAAAAGCAACCATCTGTATCTGTGGACAAGTTTTTGCTTCTCCGCAAAGGATGGGGCGACATCTCAAGCGCAGTCGCTGCGGGGTAGAAGGGGAGTGACCACCGCCAAGGACCCAGCAAGAACTCCCCAGCGCACCTACGAGGATCGGCGGAAATCAGCGCAGGACGCGTGCAGAAAAGAACCGTGCCACAGCGCGGGGGATTACCCCAAGTGCGTGTGGTGCTATTGGGAGAAAAGGAGGAAGTGATAATGGCGCATGATATGGGGTTATTGGGTGACATAGGAGGCTTGCGCATATTTGTGAGTGAGCTTTGCACAGAGGCCGAAGAATACGAGGTGGTAGTGCAGCTTTCCTTCCGCCAAAGGTGGATAGAACCGCTGCTGCACGGAATAACGATGCCTTTTGAGCCGTGGGTAAAAACGCGCACCGAAACCCGCCGCAGAAATGTACCGTTAAAGAAAGTGATACAGACCCCGCAGGGTTTGCTGATGCACCCCGCCATGAAGGATGAGTTATTACGGGCGCTTTTGTGACCGCGCCCCCACAATGGAAGGTCAAGCCGTGGCGGTGCAAAGCCTATGGCCTATACGTCCGCACATTGCCGTGCGCTCTCACCGGTCACCGCGCCACTGAATGGATGGCAGTAGACCCACACCACGAAGAAAGGCCAGGGCATTCTGGCACCGGGACCAAAGCTTGCGACTCGCGGCAGATCCCAATACGGCACGATTTACACGTGCTGATGGAGTCGCCGGGGAACAGCAGGGCGGCGGTGTACGCAAGGTATGGCAAAGACCCTGAAGAGATTATCGGGCAGACGCAGGAGGAGTGGGCGAGGAGAGGAAACAGCAAAGCATGGGAAGCAGTAACCGGCTAAGGTCGGTAAACTAGTTGTCATAGGGAGGAATAAAATGGAAATGGTTATTTTGTTTTTGAAACTGTTGGCAGGGCATTTTGTGGCAGATTACCCTTTGCAGTCGGATTTCATAGCCAATGGCAAGAAGCGCCCCGGCCTGTATGGGGTGCCGTGGTATTACACCTTGTCTGGCCACGCGGCAACCCACGCCGTGGCTGTGTATCTTGTCACTGGCAGCATGGTGCCATCTCTAGTCGAGTTTGCGGCGCACTTTGTTATAGACACGCTGAAGTGTGAAAAGCTGATAGGGATACACACTGACCAGTGGCTGCACATTGGGTGCAAAGCGGCGTTTGCGCTGTTTATCACACTTGCTTAGGTGGGTGGCTATGGGCAAGGAAAGGGGGTGGGAGGATGGCGCTGTTTTGTGAGTTGTTGGCGTACGTGTGGTTTGCCTTTGGAACATGGGCGTTGTCACAGCAGACAGACGCTTTACTTTGTGCAACCGGCGTATTTCACATGGCTGTAGGTGCAATGTGGGTAGCAAAGTGGTCAGAGTTGGGGGAGTGGAGAGCCTAGGGGCCACGCGCCCCTTTTCTTTTATCTTGCATCCCTCATTAGCAAGTGGTAGACTCCGCGCCAAGCTATGGCCCCTCCTCCGTGGCTTCCTTCAGCCGGTACGGGTTAGACCGGCACCTTTAATATCAAGGGGGCAGCATGGCAGGGAAGAAAAAGGACACCACGGAAGCTGTGATAAGGCCACTCACCGATAAGGAGGAGTGGCTTTGTCGTGAGTTCGTGTCCGATGCGGGGGAGAATCAGACAAAGGCGTACATGAGGGTCTACAAGGGCTGTACGTATGAATCCGGCAGAGTGTTGGCGTCCAAAGCTTTCGCAGATGTTAACATCCGTCAAAGAATTGACGAGTTGAGGCTTGAGCGCAACAAGCGCCTTGAGATCACCGCCGACAAGGTATTGGCAGGTATTGCCAAGCTTGCCTTTTACGACTCCCGCGACTTCTTTGATGATAACGGCAAGCTGAAACCCCTTAGCGAGTTGGACCCCGACCATGCAGACGTGATTGCAGGGCTTGAAACCTTCCACAAGGTGACAGGGGACGAGTCAGACGAGGTAGCGATCACTACGAAGATCAAGCTTGCCGATAGGGGCCAGAACCTTGAGCGGCTGGGGAAATATCTTAAGCTATTTACGGATAAGATGGAACTAGGCGGGGTGGACGGCAAAGACCTTAACCTCACCGTGTCGTTTGTAAAGCCCGATGTCGGTTAACGCGCAATTTCCCGACAAGCTCTCGTTCCTTTTCGACTCTGTACGCTACAAGGTGGCAAGAGGCGGCAGGGGGTCGGGAAAAAGTTGGAGTTTTGCAAGAGCTTTGCTTATCCAGGCAGCATCGCAACCCCTCCTAGTCCTCTGCACCCGCGAGGTGCAGAAGTCGATAAAAGATTCCGTTCACAAGCTACTTAGCGACCAGATACAGGCGCTGGGCCTTGGTAGTTTCTACACTGTCCTCGAAACAGAAATAAGGGGCCGCAACGGCTCAAAGTTCATCTTTGCCGGTCTTTCTCAGCAGACGGTGGAGAGCATCAAGTCTCTAGAGGGCTGCGACCGCGTATGGTGTGAAGAAGCCCAAGCGATCACTAAGCGGTCATGGGATGTGCTGATACCGACTATCCGCAAAGACGGCTCAGAGATATGGATCAGTTACAACCCCGAGTTAGAGACGGACGAAACGCACCAGCGGTTCACGGTGAACCCGCCCGAAGATTGCGTTTCGGTGTTGGTGAATTACCTTGACAATCCATGGTTCCCCGAAGTGCTGGAGAAGGAGCGCAAGCGGTGTCAGGAGAAAGACCCGATAGCCTACCCGAACATATGGGAGGGGAAGTGCAAGCCGGCAGTTGAGGGCGCGATCTACTACAACGAGGTGGCAAAGGCTGAGTTGAACGGCCAAATTTGCAATGTGCCATATGACCCACTTCTAAAGGTGCATGTGGTGTTCGACCTTGGGTGGAACGACAGCATGAGCATTAGCCTTGTGCAAAAGATACGTTCAGAGGTCCGCGTCATTGAGTACATTGAGGACAGCCACAGGACGCTTGACGATTACTCCGCAGACTTGAAGCTGAAGCGGTACAACTGGGGCAAGGTGTGGTTGCCTCATGACGGGTTTAGCCGGGATTTCAAAAGCGGTAAGAGTTCCGAAGAGATCCTTAAAAAGCTAGGGTGGGACGTGGCAAGCCGTGAGCTTATCGTGGAAATGGGGCTGGAAGAGGGCATAAAGGCAACGCGCACCACTTTCGGCCAGGTCTACTTTGACAAGAACAAGACCACACGCCTTATCGAGTGCTTGAAGCGTTACCGTCGCGCTATCAACCAGACAACAAGGGAAGCAGGCGCACCGTTACATGATGAGTTTTCGCATGGTGCTGATAATTTTCGATATATCTGCATAAACGCAGAGAAGATGACCAACGACACCGTAGATCATAAGCCATTGCCCCTTCCCCGGCTCGGCTGCGTATAGGAGATCTCATGGACGTTTCAAAGCTCAACAAGGACGACATCACCACCAAGTGCATCGGCTACTTACGGGACTACAGTGCGGATATGTCCGAACTCCAAACGGCAAGGGAACGGGCGCTTAAATCCTATATGTCGCAGCCATACGGCAACGAGGTAGAAGGACGCTCCCAGGTGGTTATGTCGGACGTGTTCAACACTGTTGAGTCGCTGATGCCGTCGCTGATGCGGATATTCGCAGGGTCTGCCGATGTTGTCCAGGTTGAGGGGCAAGGCGAGGGAGACGACCAGAAGGCGCAGCTCATGGGGGAGTTGCTGAACTACCAGAGCCGCAAATGCTTCAACTCCTTTACCGTGTTCCACGATTGGTTTAAAGACGCGCTCATGTATAAGCTTGGCGTGGTCAAATACTACTGGCAGAAGGAAACCACCTACAAGGCGAAGGAGTACAAAGGGCTGACACCGGAAGAGCACGCCGCGCTGTCTGCATCCGAAGAGTTTGAGGTGGACAAGGCAGAAGGCGATGACGTTACCGGCTACAACGTCAAAGGCAAGGTGAAGACCACCACAAGTAAGCCGATGGTGGAGGTGTTGCCACCCGAAGAGTTCATTTTTGACGTGAGGGCCAAAGACCTCAAAGACTCCTTCTGCGCTCATAAGAAAAAGGTCCACCGCCAGACGCTCAAAAAATACGGTGTCAAAAGCGCGGATGTGGCCGATACCATCACCGAAATGAGCGGCGAAAACTTGGAGAACGAGCGTTTCCGCGACCTTGGTGGCAAGAACTTCCTTGTTGACGAGGACGACGAGAACTTTGTCTACATCTACGAGTGCTATTACAACGAGTACGAGGACGGCGAACCTGTACCAGTCAAGGCTGTTGTGATGGGCAATAAGGTCATTGACCTTGAGGAAAACAAATACGGCAAGCCGCCCTTCCGTGAACTGTCGGCGATTCGCTTGACTCACCGCGTAGTCGGTCGATCCTTTGCCGACTTGGTGGAAGAGATTCAAAAGCTCAAGACGGCCCTTGTACGGTATATTCTCGATAACATCTATTACCAGAACAATGCGCAGCGGGTAGTCAACCCGTACAAGATCAACATTGACGACCTGTTTACACAAAACGTGCCGGGAGGGACGGTCAGGACGCTGGACATAAACACCCCCGTTGGCGATGCAATCATGAACGTGCCGACAGCCCCCCTTCCCCCGCAGGTTTTCGGGTTTCTCGATTACGCGGACGGCTCCATACTGGAGAACCGCACCGGAGTCACGCGGTACAACCAGGGGCTTGACTCCGATAGCCTGAACAAGACCGCCACGGGCATCAGCCAGATCATGTCGGCATCGCAGCAACGCATCGAGTTGATAGCGCGGCTGTTTGCTGAAACCGGCGTTAAGGGGCTATACGAAGACTTGGTACATATGAACCTGGACTTCTTCGATATGGCGACTTCCATCAAGATCAACGAGGAATGGCAGACCATAAACCCCGAAGACATCGACGGGCGGTATGACATCAACATTGACGTGGGCATAGGCACCGGCACCAAGGAAATGATTGTCCAGCAGCTCATGACCATGCTGCAACTGTACCTCAACGGGCTGATTCAGGTGGGCGTGGTCACACCGGAAAATGTGTCCGAGATGGTCAAGGCTATATGGGAAAACATGGGCTTCAAAAATGCTTCTAAGTTCGTGCAGAGCGGCAAGGAGGGTGAAGACCCCAATGCACCGCCGCAACAGCCGCAGGAAGATCCCATGCAAGCAATGCAAGCGCAAATGCAAATGATTGCTGCCCAGTTAGAAATGCAGAAAAAACAGGCCGAGATAAACAAGATAGAAACCGCTGCCATACTCGATCTTGCAAAAGCCGAAGCCGCAGAAATGGGGCAGCAGTTGGCAGAATACAAAGCAACGTTCGATATGTTGAACGCGGCACAGCAGACAGAGCAACAGCCTATGGCGCAGGAGGGTATGTAATGGGGCTGACAGACATATTTAAGCGCAAGCAACAGTGTATCAAGGAGATAGAGCTATCAGCGGAGGCCAAGGTGATACTTGATTCCCCCCTGGTGCAGGACTTCTTTGCCAAGGCAGAGGCCGCAGCTTATGAGAGGTGGAGAGCTACACCGGACGAGGCGGTAGACGTGAGAGAGCGTCTGTACGCATTAGACGGGATGCTCCGCAACTTTAAGCAGTATTTCATCGGATTCATTGCCAACGGGCAGTTTGCAGAGCGGCAGCTTGAGGAAATTATCAAGGGTGAAGAGTTGCAAAGCAAAAAGCATTGACATAAGGCGCTAATGAGTGTAATTGATGCACTCAACAGATTCCTTTTTTTACACAGTGATGCCGACTAACGGGCAATGGTGATGCCGACCCACGGGCAAGGAGACAGAGATGGAAGACGAGTATGTAGAAGAGTTGGACGCGGAGCAGGAAGAGGCTGAAACACCCGAACAGGAACAGCCGGAGACAGAGGCAGAAGAGGCTGAGGTTGACGCGGAGCAGGAAGAGGCCGAGACAACCAGCAAAAACCCTGTCATTCCCCGCAAGGCGTACCAGGCAGAGAAAGAGAAGCGCCAAGGGCTTGAAAAGCGTTTACAGGAGATGGAGCAACAGCTTGCGGCAACAAAAAACGCCCCCATCTCGCAGAAGCAACCGGAAACCATCGAGGAACTGTTTGACGTTAACCCTGATGCCGCTCTTTCCCACATCGACCAGCAAATAAGGGCGGCAAAGGACGCTTACGACGTTGACGCCGAGCAGCGGTACAAAGACCTCAAGGTGGATCTGGTGGCAAGGGGGCTTAGAAGCCAGCACCAGCGGCAGAGCCAAGAAACGCTCACCTCAAAGATCAACAGCGAGATTTACAAGTCAATCCCCGACTTTGACACCAAGAAAACCGCGCTTGTCGCGCTTGCCGTCGAATACGGGTTGACCGAACAGGAAGCCGCCCAGGTGATGGACCCCACTGTAGTGGGCGACACCGCCGCCCGCATGGCAAAAATGCTAAACAAGGTACACGCGGTTGTCAACGCAGGGAAGACCGCTAAAACCAAAGAGGTGAAGCAGCCGAACCGAACTGAACCGGCTGGGGCAGGTGGTTTCAGCAACAACAACCAACCAACAAAACTACTCAACAGAGCAAAGGAAAGCGGCAATCTTGACGATTGGGCGTCCTTGCTCGGATAAAGGAGCAGACCATGACCGTCGCAGCGGATACCTTTAAAACCTATGAGAGCATCGGCAATAGGGAAGACCTGTCCGATGTAATTACCAACATTTCCCCCGTTGATACCATCTTCTACAGCCAGCTTTCCGAAGATGGCGCAAAGGCTACCACCAAAGAGTGGCAGACTGACAGCCTCGCCGCCGCTGGCGAGAATGCACAGCTTGAGGGTGACACCACGGCCAACGTCGCCGCGACCCCCACCGTACGCCTCAACAACACCATGCAGATCCAGAAGAAGCAGCTCAGCGTTTCCGGCACACAGGAAGCCGTCGCGAAATCCGGTGGTGCCGCTGGCCGTCCTTCCGAGCTTGGCTACCAGACCGCAAAGAAAGCCAAGGAACTGGCAAAGGATATCGAATACGCATTCCTGCGCGGTGTACAGGTTGCCGGCGACGCCGCTACTGCACGCAAGATGAAAGGGGCGCTGAACTGGACCACTACCAACCTTGACAAGGCCGGCGACGCGACCCTCAACGCAGACGGTACCGTAACCGGTGGCACAGCCCGCGACCTGTCGGAAACGCTCATCCAGAACGTCCGCCAAAACATCTTCACCGCTGGCGGCGACCCCAAAGTGGTTCTTTGCGGCCCCTTCCAGAAGCGCGGCTTCTCGGCCTTTGCCGGGACCAGTAACTACCGCCGCCCCATCGAGGAAAAGAAACTGACCAACACCGTGGACGTCTACGTTGACGATTACGGGATGCTGTCCATCAAGCCTCACCGCAACATGCCCACCGATGTGGTTTTTATCCCCGACATGGCCTACTGGAAAAAGGCAACTCTCCGCGCCGTCAAACGTGAGGAGCTGGCCAAAGCCGGTGATGCTACCATCTATCACCTCATCGGTGAGCACACCTGCGTTGCCAAAGCAGAAAACGCCTCGGGCAGGATCACCAACCTTACCACCGCCTAACAAGGGGGGGGCTACGGCCCCTCTCTTTTTAAAGGAGACCGTATGAAAACGATTCTCTCTGTCCTTTTCCTCCTGGCTTTTGCCACTTCCGCATTTGCAGCTGGTTCCGGCGGCACCGCATTTGCCATCTACTCGGCGGCTTCGGGTGCAGTCAAGACTTCGGACGCGTTCAAAGTCAATGGGTACAAGACCAAAACCATGACCGTTTCTGGCGTCACCCTGGGAAGCAACGCATCTTCCATCACCTACAAAAACATGTCGGGTACGGTCGTGGCTCAGTGTGCGCCGACATCCACCGGACCGTGGTCTACTTGCATCGCAGGGGATTACGCACAGACCGCCGCATCGCTGACTGCCAACAATCAGTTTACCTGGTCCGATGCCGTTGCCTATGTGCGGCTCAAATGGACCGCATCAACCACCGGCCAAAAGATCAAGGCTTGGTTCAACTGGACCGAAAACTAACGCATCGGGGGCTTAACGGCCCCCTTTGTTCATGAGGTGAACGGTTGAGCGACCTGATACTTACCGGGGTTCATAACGTAGATGACAAGCTGGTGATTCAGCACACCCAGAACATTGCCAGTGTGCTGGAAGCCAACTATGAGACCCGCAAATACACTGATGAAATCTGGGGTGGACGGCAGACCGTCAAACCCGCCGCGACCATCGACTTAGCCACGTACCTAGAGTTGCAGCGTTCGGGCATCATGGACGACCCGCAATTGTTTTTTCAGTGGCTGGAACGCAACCCGCAATACAAGGTCGTCAACAAGACCTTCGCGCGTAATCTTCAAACCTTTTCAGGAGGCAAAAAGTGAGCAACCTTCAGGACCAGATCAACGCCATTTCCAACAAAACTAAGGTGAGGTTCTACAAGCCTTTGGACAACCAGGACGACAGGGTATCCCTTGCTGGCGAACCTGTGCAGCGCGACGAGGACGGGCGGCAGTTCTTTGCTATCCCCGCGCACCAGGCTGAATACCAGACCAAACTGCACCCGCACTATGAGGCGGGCGAGGTTTTCGTGGAGGAACCCAAAAGGGGGCCGGGGCGTCCGGCTAAAAGCGAATGACCACCAGTGGAACCACGGCATACGCGCCCAACCGGGCGCAGGTTATCCAAGACGCGCTGGAGATGTGCGGCTCGGACGTGTACGGCGAGAACGACCCCGCTGTGTTTGCATCGGCGGGGCGCAGTCTCAACACGCTCATCAAGGCGCTTAACGCCAACAAGACCGATGTTAACGTCATAGTGCGGACCACCTTTGACACCGCCGCAGGCACCGGCAGCTATGCCACGGACGCGCTAGGGGTTGACGGCATGACGGTCAACACGGCGGGTGGTGATTCTGTGGTGTCGCCTATCACCAAGCAGCAATACGATGCCAAGGTGGACAAGGCCGCGCAGGGCAGGCCGTCGCACTTCTACCACGATAAACAGGCGGGAGTACTTTACCTGCACCCTGTGCCGGATGCTGTTTATGAGGTGGTTTACGGCAAGGTGCGGCAGTACCAGGACATTGACGAACCGGAACAGACCTTTGATTTCCCTTCTTCGGCAATCGAGATGCTAACATTCGGTCTTGCTCACCGCTACGGGTTCAAGTCGGGCATGGATGCCAGGACACGGCAGGATCTGGAGCGGCAGTTTATCATCGCAGAAAAGAAATACCTCGTTGCCAACTCAGCTTACACCAAGGGGCAGCGCGCGACCTCTTGCATGGTGGTGTGAATATGACCATCCGCCCCCTTCCCATAGGCAAGGGCGTCACGCTTGACGTTGACGATACCACGGCCAAAGACGGCAGCGCCATATCCTTCATCAACGGCTATCTTGATCGCGGCGGGGCTTTCCGCACTGTGCCGGGGCATGAACTGTACGCAGATACCGGTGAAGGTGGGGCGAAGACGTGGGCTTTTTTCTGCACGAATCACACTCGGCTGTTCGTGGTAGCCGCTGGCAGGATCTGGCAGCAGACTGCACCCGATGCCGCACTGGAGGAGATAACTGGCGCTACGTTTGACGCTGATGCGATACCAACTTTTGCGGAGAATGGCGATAACGTGTTCTTTGCCGCTAACTCTAAGATACACAAGATTACCGGCCTCACGGCAGCAGATTTAGGTGCGACTTCCCCTGTGAACGTGACAAGCCTAGCGTATATCGGCGGGTATCTCATGGCAAAGGGTGACGATGCTTTGGGCGCGGTTGCCGGTGACACGCACTACAGCGATGACAAAGACAACAGCTACGCTACGTGGGAGGTCTACAACAACGAGTCCCGGCCCGACGCCTTGCAAGCCTTGATCGTCGCGTATGAGCAGATTTACAACATCGGCGCTCAGACGGTAGAGGTGTCATACATCGATGGCACTGTCCCGTTTTCAGTCAACAAGAATGCAAGCCAGCAGTTTGGTACTCCCGCCGCTGGTTCATGTGCGTTTGACGGTGAAAACATCTATTACATTTCGGTTGTGGCCGGTGCGCGTAAGGTTGTGCAGCTCAAGGGTGGCGGATCTCCCCAAATTGTTTCCTTCCCGGTGGACATCCCGATAGAGGCGTTTGAGCGGGTAGACGATGCTTTCGGCTTCATCATGGCCTTTCGGGGGCAGAACGGCTATGCAATCACTTTCCCGACCACTAACGCCGTGGTGGATGAACAGTTTTACGAGACGATCACCCTTTTCTACCATCTGCAAACCAAAGCCTGGATCATCCTTGGCAAATGGGATGCAACCAATGGCGTTTATGGCGCATACCGTGGCAATTCCTTTACCTACGCTGAGCCGTGGGGTTTGCGGCTGATTGGTGGGCGTGACGGCAAGATTTACAAACTGGTAGAGCCGAGCGAGACGGCAGAAGAGCCCGTATTCGTCCACAGGTGGCGCGACAACGGCAAGAAGGAGTGGAAGCCGGGGCGCACTATCAACTTAGGGCTAACAGGGCAGTACGGTACGTTTCCGGTCACTAGGCAGAACGGTCTATACCGCAGCCGCCAAAGCGAGTTCATTTACTCCGACCTTTCCGACGCTGGCGAGATATTCCGCGCAGCAGTGAGGACAGGACATATCACATGGGGCGCTGTCCACCGGCAGAAGCGGTGCAACTGCTACCGCTATGACGTGCGGAGAGGTAAGGCGGGATTCGTGCTAAACGGCGTGACTGAAGAATTTGAGGGGCAGAGCAACTAGGGAGGCAGTCATGGGACAGGAAGTAATTGCAGACAAGATAATTGACATGCTTATTGGAGAAGGGATGACCATTGACGGTGCAGCGGCGTTTTTGCGGGAATTGGCTGGCAAGATAATAGCCCCCGTCCACGCGGAGATGGATGCAATGGTTGCAAAGCCCTTGACCAAAGAGGCGTAAATGGCTGGAGAGAACCCCCAAACTACGCTGCCGCCCGTACCCAGAGAGCCGTTAATCGACTCACGCGGCGGCATGTCTTCTCAGTGGGAACGGTGGCTGCAACAGGTGCAGAGGGTGCTGTCTTTTTCAGGTGGCATAGCATGGGGGATCATCAACAAAGGCAGTTCAAAACTGTCGGACATAGAAAACCGCACCCATGCCATGTTGCAAAGTATCCTCGGATGGAGTTCCGGCACCGATACCACTCAGAACAAGCACATTTCCAACGCCGATGGAAAGGTTTGGCAGGATCACGTCGAAATTACCAATGGCAACCCACACGGCACCGACCATGCCATGTTGGACGGTCTTGAGGATGACGACCACACTCAATATCTGTTATTGGCCGGGAGGGCAGGTCAGAGGGCTGTAACACCACTGATTCTTGGCACGGAAACTGACAACACAACTTTTGAAGCAGACGGGACTGCTGTTTTCAACGGTGCGGCTACGGTCTGGAAAGACGTGATGTTTCCGATGGCCCCGCCAAAAACCACCGGAGCGGGGAATCCCACGCTTGTCACATACAACGGCAACCTTCGGGGCTACGCCTTTGCTGTTAACGATGTCCACGATTTCGACCCTCAAGAGCAGGAGCACGATTCGAAGGTAGGGTCTACAGCGACATTCCACATCCACTGGCTAAGTAGAAGCAATGACGCTTCAGATAGAACGGTTGGATGGGAATTGGAATACGATGTCGAGCCTGGAAGCGGGGCGCTTCCTGCAACCGTCACAGCAAGCATTGAGGCGGTCATTCCGGCAAACAGCGATGTTAACACGGTTCAGCGGACGGACATAACCACATTTACCGTTGTAGCCATTGCGCGGCTTGTAGGGGCAAGGATCAAGCGCGTAGCAAGCACCGGCACGGCCCCCTCCGTTGACCCCGTTTTAAGGGCTTTGCACTTTCACTATGAGCTGGATACTGTGGGCAGCAGACAGATATTGACCAAATAGAGGTGACACATGGGGCTTTTTGACGCGATTGACAGTTTTCTAGGGCTGTCCGGTAAAGACGATGCGCTGGAGCAAAACCAGAACGCAATTGATGCTCAAAAGGAAATGGCCGGTGCGTCTAACCAGACCATCCGGGACATGTACAGCACAGGTCGGCAAGACCAGATGCCGTTCATTACCCCCTCGCTCTCGGCTCTGCCTATGTACCAGTCTGCTATCCTGGGCGGGCCGGTCGAGTATTCCGACCCTCGCTATCAGCGAATTACATCTTTTGATCCCGACTACGCCGCCGCTATGTCGAGCGTGTACGGTGACAGGCCAGCCCAAAGCGGGAGCGTGTTTGCCAATCTGCGGAACCCTTCTGCACAAGGGACGCGGCCAACGCTACAACTGTACCGCGCCCCTGATGGATCGTACACTGACAAGCCGCCGCAGATGACCGCGCAATTCAACCTGCAAGAAGATCCCGGTTTTCAGTGGCGGAACAAGCAGCTTGATAGGTCGTTGCGTTCTCTCGGCAGAAACAACAGCACCTACGGGATGCAGGCAAAAGCCGACTTCGCCGGGAACGAGTATGACAGAGGCGTCAATCGCCTCGCCACTCTCGCAGGCTTTGGCAGCGGTACTAACAGCAACGTTGCGGCATCCGGTAATAACGCGGCGGG